TAAAATCAACGCGCCATTATTAAACAACCAAGGTTTATTTTATACAACGTCGAATGATTTATGGGAAAACAAGACGGTCATTTCTGCATTGTCGGGAACAAAATCCGAATTCGATTCAGCGTGTTCGGATGGTGATTTTGTTTTTGTCGGTGACGCAATTTTGAATCCTGAAGGTTGGAATGTTATTGTGAAGAGTGCGAATCAGGATGTAACAAATAGTGCTACATTAACCGATGACACAAGTTTACAATTTTCAGTCGTAGCGGGTGGGCATTATATGGTCGAAATGGATATTGTAATTTCAGCAAATAATATAACGGGTGACTATAAAAATGCATTTTTCGTAAGTGCGGGAACAATGTTAGGAACGGGATTTATGATTGGACCAACGGCAACGGGAACGGCACAAGTAAATATTTATTCTTCAAATACGGTAGCGACAAGCACAAGTGTAGTTTTAGGCACACAAACGGCAAACATTGATTTGTTATCGAGTACAAAAATTATATACTCATTTCAGGCGTCTGCAAATGCAATATTATCTTATCAATTCGCAAACAATGCAGCAGCAGCGGGAAGAATTTCACGAACGTGGAAAGGTTCAATACTTAAATATAAAAGAATAGATTAATTATGGGATTAGAAATTAGCACAACAGATGTAAAAAAAATTCATATCAAAGGCACAGATATTGAGTTAGCATCTGTGTACGGTAGAGCATCATTAATTTGCTCACAGGATGGATTTACAATAAACGTTACCATTAAAACTTATTATGATTATTATGCCTATAAAAATGCAAGTGAGTTAACTACTGATATTAATCAGTTATCATTTGACTTTGTGATTTTACCAACAGAAACGCAATCGATTGACGTGGCTCTTGAATATGCGAAAAATAGATTTATCGAATTAGGTTATAACTGTGAAATAAATTAAATATGGCAAAGACAATAGTAATAGATACAGAGGTAAAAGGTGTTGACCAAGCATTACAGGATATTGACAAAATTGATAATGCCGTAGATGGCGTTAATCAGAAAAATATTTCGCCTAAGTTTGATAGTGCTAAGACTGAAAAAAGTTTAGAGAACTTACAGAAAAAAGGTGAACAGATTGAGAAGGTAGGACAAGGTATAGCAGGGGGATTTGCACTAGCCACAGGTGTAGTAGGTTCGTTTGGCTCTGAGTTAGGTTTTAGCTCTGAGGAAATGGAACAGGCACAGGCTAAGGCTAGTAGTTTTATCGGAATACTTGTATCTATTAAACCAGTTATCGAAGGAGCAAAAGAAGGGTTTAAGTTATTTAATGAGGTGCTAAAAAAGAATCCATTAATATTAATAGCTACATTAATAGGAGGTCTTATTGTATCGTTTTTAGATATGGGAGCGGTAGTAGATGTAATTAAAAAAGGGTTTAAGGCTTTTGGAGATGCTGTGTCTGCTACATTCGATTTCATTGTCGATGCTGCTATGTTTGCTATTGATATGTACACTCAGTTTTTAGATGTTATTACTTTAGGGTTGCTAGATATTAATGGAGCGTATAAAGGATATGTAAAATCTATTGACGATGCAAATAAAGCAGAAAAAGAAAGAATTGATAACTTAAACAAACAAATTGAGGCAAGTAAACAAGTAATTAAAGAACAGGAAAATATAAGGAAAGCGCATCAAAAAGCTGCCGATGACATACAAAAACAAAGAGATTTAATTGTAGGTAGATATGATAAAGAGATAGAGTTAGGCAAAGCTGCAGGAAAAAATACCGAGCAGATGGAAATGGAAAAGTTAGAAATTGTCCGACAATCTACACTTGACCAAATTGCTGAACTTAATAAAGTTTTAGCTGCTGAAATAATTATAGCAGCACAGAAGCAAAAAATTTTCGAAGCAGAGCAATCTAAATATAAATCAGGTCCAGACTTTTTAAGTATGTCTGAAAGAATAGACGTTGAAAAAGGCAAAGCAGCCGTAGCTGAAACAAAAAAATCTTTAGGAGAATTAGCAACGGTATATGACGATACAGAACATTCTATAAATTTAAAAAAAGCAGAACGTCAAAAAGAGGCTAATGATACTTGGAAAGCTAATGAAGAGAAAAGAAGAGCAGACGAGCAGAAGGCTAATGAATTGCGTATTCAACAGGAAAACGAATATTTAGATACCATTGCTAGATTACAAGAGGAAAACTTTGAAAGTACACTATCGGCACAAGCAATAGAAGAGAGAGTAGTTAAGGCTAAATACTTTGAACTAGAAGAGGCTGCTAAAAATAATGCTGAGGAATTAGCTATAGTTACTGAGGCAAAAGAAAGAGAATTAGCTGCTATAACTAAAAAGTATAGAGACGAGGAAAGTAGATTAATCAAAGAGGCAAATGATATACGTGTTCAAAAACAAAATGAATATTTAGATACAGTAGCTGATTTACAAACAGAGAATTTTGAAAGTAAACTCACAGAAGAGGATAGAGAAGTAAGAGCGGTTGAAGCTAAATACTTTGCATTAGAGGAAGCTGCTAAGGATAACGCTGAGGAATTAGCTATTATTACAGAGGCAAAAGAAAGAGAGTTAGGTGTTATAAATAAAAAATATAGAACTGAAGAGGAGAACCAACAAAAGCAAATAAATGATTTTAGATTAAAGGCGGTACAAGATACTCTCAATACACTTTCAAGTTTAAATGAATTATTTGGTAAAAAGAATGAGGCTAATGCTAAAAAACAATTTCAGGTAAATAAAGCTATAAGTATTGCCTCTGCATTAATTACGACTTACCAGTCTGCCACTGCTGCCTATGCTTCACAAATTATTCCATTAGATCCTAGTTCCGTAGTTCGTGGTAGTATTGCAGCAGGTTTAGCGGTTGCAGCAGGTTTAGTAAATGTGGCTAAAATTGCATCTACTCAATTTGGTGGCGGTGCGTCTGCTTCGGGTGGTGCTGATGGCGGTGTTGGTGCATCATTACCAACCGTAGATACTTCATCTACTCCATTTCAATTCCCAACAGTAGGTGAAAATAATCCGCAATCTAACCAACAAACATTTGTATCCGTTACCGAAATAAATAACGTTAACAATAGAGTGCAGGTGGCTGAGGCTAATGCAACCTTTGGCTAAATTGGTTTAGATTTCAAAATAAACGATTTAAAGTAAAAATACATATAAAGGTATGGATAAGGACACTTTACCAACCTATGAACTTATTTTGAATAAATCGGAGCATGGTACTCAGTTTATAAGTTTAGTCGATGAACCTGCAATTCAATTAAACTGGTTTGCATTTAACAAGCATTTTAGTTTAGCCGAGATAACTGAGCAAAAGAAAATAGCGGGTGCGTTCTTAATTCCTGAGCAAAAGATTTATCGTAAAGATGAGAATGGAGAATACTATATTAAGTTTTCAAAAGAAACCATTCAGGAAATAGCAGACAAGTTTAATGCTGAACAAAGAGGTAGGTCTATTAATTTAATGCACCAAGACGGTAGCACTTTATCGGTTGCATTTGTTTCTGAAAATTGGGTTACTGCATTAGAAAATGATAAGAGTAAAAACTTCGGTTTTGATTTACCTGAGGGTACTTGGTTCGGAGTTGTGAAAATAGAGGATGAGGATTTTTGGCAATCGGAAATAAAAACACAAAAGTTAAGAGGCTTCTCTATTGAGGGTTTCTTTGATATGAAAAAATTAAAAATGAGTAATAATATGGAATACGGAAAATTCAAATTAGAAAAAGAGGCCAATCTTGAAGATGGCACAGTAATTTATACAACAGCATCTGACTTTGAAGTTGGCGCACCTGTATTTGTACTAGATGAAAACGGTCAACAGTTCGCTGCTAAAGATGGCGATTATGTACTAACTGGTGTTGGTGTAATTACTGTTAAAGATGGATTAATTACTGAGGCGGTTAAGGAAGAGGTTGTAGAAGTAGAGCCAACTCCTGAGGCAGAAGTAGAAGTAGAATCTACTAAGGTAGTAGAGCCAAACGCTCCTATTAAAGCAGAAGTTACTCCTATGGATTTAGAATCTATTAAGGCAATGTTACAACCAGTAGTAGACGAATTGAACGCTAGAGTTTCAGCTTTAGAACAAAGATTTAATGAAATTGAGGCGGGAACTGGTCAGGCTATTAACGAACTTAAAGAGGAAAAAGAAACTTTAAGAACTGAGTTATCTGCAATGAAGGATAGCATCCCTACTAATTCAATAGCTAAACCTGAAACTAATAGAGTGAGATTATCTACTGAGCCTCCTGTAAAATTAACTAGTGATGAGTTATTACAAAAGGTTATTGCACTTAGCAAAATAAACGAAAAAGCAATTTAATACATTTAATTTAAATACTAAAAAAATATGCCTACAATTACTGACAGTACATCCACTTGGGATGGGATACAAGCGCAAGAGTTTTACTCTGCAATTTTACTACAAGGAAATTCTAAGTCTAAAGCTAGAAAACTTGTAAACGTTAAATCTAAAATGAACATCCCTTCTATGAGTGTGGCAAATTTGCTACAAGCTGGGGCGTGTGATTATAGTTCGCAGGGTACTGTTACTATTACTGAGAAGTCTATTGAAACTTGCGATTTAATGGTTAACAAAACTATCTGTAAAAAAGATTTTTATAATATGTGGTTATCTGAGCAAATGGGCGCAGGTGATATGAAG